GGCAAGTCGGGCCGCGAGCACATGACACCGAAAATCTGGGAGCGCAACACGGGGATGAAGTTGCGGTTTGTGCCGCGGCGCCGTGGTGGGGGGCTTTTGGTCTTAGATCGCGGCCGGCTCACAAAGCGCGGGGTCGCGCGTGTCGCGGGCTCGCGGGCCAAGGTCGTGGCCACGGTGCCGCTCTTTGTGCTCGTGCCGCAAGTGACGTTGCGTAAGCGGTTCGACATTGACGAGCCGGCGCGGAAGCATCTCGCGGCGCTGCCGGCGGCCGTTGTCGCGGAATGGGATAGGCTCAGTGGCAAGTAAGCGCGAGCGCGTCTTGGCCGCGGTGTTCGCCGCGCTGCAGGCTGTGCCGGGGGCCACGGTGCGGCGCAATGAGGCGCTGCCGCAGGTGGTGCCGGCCGGAGGGCTGGTCATCATGCGCGATGGCACGCCGGGCGAGCCGGACGTGACGCTTAACCCGCGCTCGGAATACTACTCTCACGCGATTGACGTCGAGGCGTTCGCGCCGGATAACGACAGCGGTGTGCTTGACGACTTGCTGCGGGCAATCGACGTGGCGCTGTCCACTGATGACAGCTTCGGCGGCCTCGTCGAGTATCTAGCGATCGGCGACGTTGAGGTTGACGCGTTTGCCGGCGATGGTGCGGCGCCTATGCTGGCCGCGCGGATCAATGTGATCGTGGAATACCAGACGAGCGGTGCGCTCGCGTAGGAGGCTGAGACGATGAGCAAGGCAAGAGCTTACGGCGCGGACGCGGTACTGCTTGCGGTGCCAGAGGTGACGTACGGCACGGCCCCGACCAGCGGGTACGCCGGCCTCGACTTCAAATCGTGTACCCTGTCAAGCGAACAGCCCCTTGGCGACGATCCGCTTTTGGGCCGAGGGCGCAACGCTCAGGACCCTTACCGCGGGCTGGTGACGGACGAGGGTGAGATTGAGATCCCGATCGATCGGCAGGGCATCGGCTTTTGGCTCACCGCGCTGTTCGGCGATCCGACCACGACCACGGTCAAGGCCACGGGCTACATTGATTTTTCTGCGCAGCCGGCCGCAGATAGCACCATCACCCTGAACGGCACGACCTGGACTTTCAAGGCATCGGGCGCCACCGGGGCGCAGACCAACATCGGCGTTGACCTGGACGCCACTATCACGGCGCTGGCCTCGAATCTCAACGCGTCGGCCGATACGCAGGTGGCGAAGTGCACGTACACGGCGAACACCACGGACGACCGGTTGGAGATTGAGTTTGATACGGCCGGCACCACTGGCAACGCATGGCTTGTCGTGGCAAGCGCTGCCAGCAACGGCACGGCGTCCTATGCGCACTTGACGGGCGGCGGATATTCCCATGTGTGGGAGAGCGGCGCCGATGAGATCCCGAGCTACACGATCGAGATCGGCCACCCGCAGTTGACCACGCCGATTTTCTTCCGGCACCTCGGCTGCGTCATGGACAGCCTGAGCTTCGACATGGGCCAGGAGGGGCCGGCGAATGCCACGATCGCGGTGGTCGCTCAGGGCGAGGAATCGGCGGCGTCGACGATCGACGGCACCCCCGACCGCTACACGCTGCAGCGGTTCTCGCAGGGCCGCGGGGCGATCAGGCGCTCGGGGTCGCAGCTCGGGAATGTCACGGCCGGCAGCCTGACGTTTTCGAACAACCTGGAGCGGGTGCGGGTCATCCGCGACGATGGCAAGATCCAAGCGGCGGACCCGACGCTCGCCACGTGCTCCGGGGCGATGACCGTGCGGTTCGACGGCGTGGGGCTAGAGATCCCCGCGGCATCCGGAGATCCGATCGTGCTCGAATACGGCTTCACTACGTCTGACGGGTGGTCTCTGACTTTCGACCTGCCGAGGGTGTTCTTGCCCAAGGCGAAGGCCGGCATCAGCGGGCCGGGCGGCGTCGAGGTCAGCTACGACTGGCGGGCCGCCTACGACAGCGTGAGCGAGACGATGCTCGTGGTCACGCTAGTAAATGACGTGGCGAGCTACTGACATGATCTGCCTGGCGCTTAAGCGCGAGCCTCACTGGCTCGACCTTGGCCACGGCGTGCGGGTGCACGTCCGGCCGTGCACCACGGCGCTGATGATGGCGGCGCGGCACGCGATTGCCGATGGCGGCGATCCGGCGGCCAGGTCGGCCCGGCTGGTGGCCGCGCTGGCTGGCCTCGCGGTCATGGACTGGGATGGCGTCGGCGACGAACTGGGCGACCCGATGCCGATCAGCCCCGAGGGCATCGCCGCGCTATTCGACCTATGGCCGATGGCGGAGGCGTTCGAACGGCTGTACATCGGGCCGGCGCTGCTGTTGGACGAAGAAAAAAACGCCTGACGGCCCTCGCTAAGTGGCACTTCGGCGGCGGGCCGGGTTACTGCAAAGGGTGTCGCGCGATGGGCAAAGCCTGCGTCTCGGACGGCACGTGCAGCTATGATGAGCACGCTCCGCGCTCGCACGAAGGGTGGCAGGCGTGGGACGTGCTGCAGCGCGGCCAGCTGCAGCTTCGCGCCGGGCCGTCCGGCCCGTTCGCGCTAGATCTTCCTGCGCTACTGCAGATAGGCGCTGCTAGCGGATACGACGCGGCGGCGCTTGCAGAGCTTTTGCCGGCCGGAGAGACAGGCATGGCCGCCGCGATGGCGGAAAGGGCGGACCATGGCGACGGCTGAAAAATCACTGGCCATCCGGCTGAGCGTCACTGACGGCGGCAAAGTAAAAGCCGCGCTGAAGGACGTCGGCGAGACCGGGCAGAAATCCCTTAAGCAGATCGAGGCGGCGTCGGCGCCCGCATCCAAGGGGCTGCTGGCGCTCAACGGCGTGACGAGCACCCTCCGCGGGCAGATTGATCAGCTCGCGGGCAGCGCTGGCGGGCTCGGGTCGGCACTGTCGGCGATGGGGCCGGCGGGGCTGGCGGCTGCGGCTGGTCTGGGTGCTGTCGTCGCAACAGTCGGCGTGCTGTATCGCGCTGCCGGCGAAGCTATTACCCGCTTTGGCGCGCTGACAGATCAGGCCGCACAACTCGGTGTGACGTTTGACCGCTTCCAGGGGTTGCAGTTCGGCTTTGCCGCGGTCGGCGTCGATGCCGATCAACTGACGCGCGCGCTCACGAAGCTCAACGACGCCATCGGCCAAGTGATGCGCGATGGCGCCGACGCGCCAAAGGAGACGATCGAGGCGTTTGATCGGCTCGGCATTTCATACCGTGACATTCATGCAGTTGCCGGCGACACGCACGAGGTCTTGCTCCTCGTCGCGGACGGCATGTCGCGGCTCGGCACGCGGGCGGAGCAAACGGCCGCCGCGGCTGATCTGTTCGGCGTCAAAAACGCGAAGCTGATTGACGAGATTGCCAAGGGGCGCGGCGTCATTGATGGGTACGCCGTGGCTGCGGAACGCTCAGGAGCGGTCTTGAGCGGTGACGTTGCGCGCGCTGCTGATGAGGCTGGCGACCGCCTCGATCAAGTGACGCTTGCGATGAATACGCAGTGGGCGGAGTTGTCAGCCCGGTTGATCCCTGCGCACGTTATGCTTGCCGAGGCGCAACTGTCGCTTGTGCGCGGCGCGAATGACGCAGGATCGGCGTTCGCTGGCCTCGACACGTGGTTTACTCGCGCGCTGGCCAGGCTGCACCCGCTTACCGCGGGGTTCGCCGCGCTCTATCAGGTAATGCGGCAGGTTGCGGGGGCTGGTAATCAGCTTGCCGGGTCGCAAGTGGCTGAGATCGCCGCGCCGGACGATCTGGACCGGCTGAAATACTCGGTTGACGCGGCAGGGGCTGCGGCGCGCGGCCGGGACATGGCGCCAAAGCTTGCTGCTGACGAGCGCCAGCGCGCGGCGGCAAAGGCGGCTGAGGAAGCGGCGAAAAAGATCAAACGTGGAGGCGCCGACCCGGCCGCGCGTGCCGCAGAGCAAAACGCTAAGCTCATTGCCGACATGCAGCGGCAGTTGACGGACGCGGCGGCCGGCGAGCGGCAGCAATACATCGGCCAAGCAACGTCGCGTCTATCCTCGGGCGCGACTGAGGCACAACGCAAGGAGGTCGAGCGGCTTGCTGGCGCCCTTTACGACCAGAAAGAAGCGACTGAGGCGGCGGCCAAGGCCACGCGAGAGGCGGCCTCGGAAGTTGATCGCAACCGTTCTGCAGCCGAGCGGCTCAACCAGGAGTTTGAGACCCTAGACCAGACGCGGGCGCGGCAGATTGCGCAGGTAGAGGAACTATCGCGGGTCGAGGACGAGCACGGGAACGTTATCCTCGGGCAGGCGGAGAAGCGCCGGGCTCTGGATGCCGTCGACCAACAATACTACGCAGCGATCGACCGGATGCAGCAAGACGCGGCCGATGCTGAGCGGCGTCGTCTGTACGAGAGCCGGGAATTCGGCGACGGGCTGCGGCGCGGTGTAGCCGACTGGGTATCGGACGCCACGGACGCGGCGGCCATTGCCGAGCGGTCGTTTGCCACGGCGGCGGACGGCATGGCCGATGCCATCACGGAATTCACGATGACCGGCAAGGCGGACTTCGCCGCCATGTCCAAGGCCATCATAGCGGAGATCAACCGCATGGTCGTCCGCATGCTGATCGCCATGGCGCTGCAGAGGGCCATGGGCATGGCGGTTGGTGGCGGTACAACGGCCGGCGGCAGCGGGCAAGGCAACTTCATGAGCGGGCCTGGGGCGGATCGCTTGGTCGCTCACACCGGCGGCATCATCGGCGAGGACCCGCTCCCGATGCGCCGGGCTCCGGCCGCGGTGTTCGCCGCGGCACCGCGCTACCACTCGGGCGGCATGGCCGGCGAGGTGCCGGCAATCCTGCAGCGCGGCGAGGGCGTATTCACCCGCGGGCAGATGAAGGCCATGGGCCGGACGCAAGTGGCGGTTGTCGTCAACAACAACGCTCGCGCCGGTGTCGCCGTCTCGCAGACGGATGCCGGGGTGCAGATCGACATTGCGGACCTGATCGACCGCACGGCCGCGGGGCTCGTGGCGACGCCCGGCACGCGGCTCAACAGGGCGGTGGCGCGATGACCGCGACGTGGCCGGCCGATCCGTTTCCCCAGCTTCCGCTCGCCGAGGGGTACTCCTGGCAGGTTGGCAGAGGAGTGGTGCGCAGCGCGGTTGACGCCGGGGTCGCTCAGACGCGGCGGCGGTATTCGAGCGCGCTGGCCACTGTCGCCGCTACCTACTGGCTGACCCGTGCGCAGGTAGACGAGTGGACGGCGTTTCACAGTGACGACTTGGCCGGCGGGGCAGACTGGTTTATCTGGCCGGAGCCGGCGGGCGTGGCCAAGACAGCACGCCTGCTTGAGCCGCCACAGCTGCAGCCGGTCGCCGGCGGTATCCGCTGGCGTCTCGATCTGCGGCTAGAGGTGGTGTTGTGACGGCCGCGGCTCAGATCGCGGCACGCGCGACGGCCGTGCGGGATCCGTACGTCGCGCTTGTCGAGATCGTTACGCCGGGGCTGACGCTGTGGCTCACCGACGATCTGGCGCCCGTGTCCTACGGCGGGGTCGCCTATCAGCCGTGGCCGGTGCGTGTGACATTCGGCGCAACCGGGCCGGATCGGCAGCCAGGCATCACATTAGAGGTCTCGAATGTGTCGCAGGCCGTGGCGTCGGCGCTGCGTCCTCTTGCGGCAACCCCTACGTGCAATATCCGCGTCGCGCGACTGGCCAAGGGCGAGTACGTCACATTCGAGGGCGAGCAGGTGACGTGGGGCGGCGAGCCGATCACTTTTGGCGGGCCGGCGGACACGTACAACGTGCAGGCGATCGAGAGCACATGGCCGCCATTCGCGATTGACGACGTTGAATTCACGGCGGCAACCGCAGCGTGCAGGCTGGGCATGGAGTGGAATTTCTCGCGCGAGACCTTCCCGTTCCTGCGGCACGACGGCCGATTCCGGGGGCTCTGGGCATGAGCGGCGGTCGAGTGCCAGCGTGGTGCGTCAAATACGTGGGCGTGCCCTACGATCGGATGGACTGCTATGAGCTGGTGCGGAATGTCTACCTCGGGGAGCTAGGTGTCGAGCTGCCCGCTATGGTCGCGCCGGCAACTGACGATGCGCGGCGGGAGGCGCTAGAGACATACCGCGGGCCTGAATGGCGCCCCGTGGCCATCGGGGACGAGGGACCCTTCGACGTTGCCGAGCTGGCGCTTCCGGTTCGCCAGGAGGACCGCTGGCGCTTCTTGCTCGTCCATTTGGGGGTGGTAGCCCGGCGCGGGCTGCTGTTGCACACGTTGCCGCCGCACGGGGCGCACACGCGGCGCTATGGGCCGGCGCGGGCCATGCCCGAGAGGTTCTGGCGATGGTGCGGGTAGTTCATCGGCAGTCGCTTTTCGCCGGCCGGTGCACTGAGACCGCGGCGCCGGTCGGGCGTACGCTGCAGCAGATCCTCGACGATGTACAGCCTGATCGGCTGATGCATGACTATGCAGTCATCGCCATTGACGGTTATGAGATCCCGCGCGAGTGGTGGCCGCACGTCAAGTCCAAGCGCGGCCGTCTCGTGGGCATTGGATACTCGCCGCGCGGTCGCAGCAACGAAAACCAGCAGGCCGGCAGCGGTCTAGCCGCGGCGCTGGCGATTGCCGGCAGCATCGCGATGATGACCGGGGTCGGTGCGCCAATCGGCGTCGGCCTCATGGCTGCGTCGCTGGCGGTCGGGCTGGCCACGCAATTCTTGCTGACGCCCAAAACAGCGGACCCCTACGACGGCCAGGACGACCCGCGTTCGGGCGTCTCGGTCCGCAATCAGCTAGGCACAGATCGTCCGGTGCCGGTGCTGTTCGGGGAATTCCGCTTCGCGCCGCCGCACGCTGCTATGCCGTATTCCGAGAGCCTGGGCGGCGAGGACTACTACCGTGCGTTGTTCTCGCTGTCGTGCGGGCTGGTGACGGATCCGCAGATCTTCATCGGCGAGACGCCGATCGCGAATTACGCGGATGTGGAGACCGAATTCCGCCGCGGCTGGCATCAAGATGAGGTAACGGATCGCGGCGGCTGGTCTATGGCTGGGGGCACGCTACCTGCCGCCGCGGCATTCGGCGATCATTACACGATCACGACGGGCGGCACCGTGGCGGGGCTCGCGCTCACGGCAGGGCAGACGATCACAGCGCACGGGCTGGCGTCATCGGCGACGGCGGCCGGCTGGGATGTGGACGTGTTCGCCCCGCTGCGGCTCTACTCGCAGGCCGTAGCCGTTGCCGGCGTCGGGACGGACATTACCTCGGTCATAGACTGGGTGGATCGCCGCACGGCGGCCGCCGCCGACGAAGTGATCATCGACCTCGGCTGGAATCGCGGGCTGATCCATATCAGCAAGACGAGCCAGAAAAAGGCGCCGCTGACCGTCAATTTCGAGTACCGCTTTCGCCTGGTCGGGGCTGCGGCTTGGACGACGGGGCAATTTAGCGAGACTGGCGCCTACAACGCAGAGTTTATGAGCTCGCACCGCATCGCGCTCCCCGTGCGCGGGCAGTATGACATAGGGCTGCGGCGGATCACGCCTGATCAGACAGACGCCCAAAATACAGATGATGTGGCTTGGATCGCGCTGCGCTCGATGCTCGCGGAAGATCCAGTTCCTATTGGCGGGATTTCCTACCTCGCGATGCGCATTCGCCGCTCGGGCCAGCTGGTCGGGGCTCTCGATCAGGTGCTGTGCCAGTGCCGGCGGATCGCGCCGGAGTGGACGGGCTCGGCTTGGGCGTGGGGGCCGTCATCGTCACCGGCCGCAGCGTACCGTGCCGTGGTGCAGTCGCCGCTCTGGCGGGGTCGGCGCTCGGATGCGCAGATTGATCTCGATCGGCTAGGCGAGTGGGCGGCCGATAGTGCGGCGCGCGGATACGAATACCACGCGTGGCACGATCGCGAGGACAAGGTGTCGTCCGTGCTGGCGGGCATCGCCCGTGCCGGCCGGGCGCGCGCCGTGTTCCGCGACGGACTGCCGTCGGTGGCCGTGGACTGGGTGCAGCCATCGCCGGTCATGCTGCTCGGGCCGCAGAACAGCGCGGGCTACACGGCAAGTTACGCCTACCCGCGGTTGCCGCACGGGTTGCGGTGCAGCTTCTTCGACCGCGAGATCGGGTGGCAGAAAAACGAGAGCCTCGTTGTCTACGCCGACGGCTATACGGCTGAGACAGCCACGGACATTGAACGGTTCGACGCGCTCGACGGCGTGACGTCCACGGCGCAGGCGGCGCGTGCTGCCAGGGCAGAGCTTGCAGAGCGCTGGTTGCGCCGCGAGCGGCACGAGCTGACGATCCCGCTAGGGACACTGGTAGCCGAGGTCGGGGACCGGGTCGACCTGGCGCACGATGCGATCGCCGTGGGCCGTGCGCACGGCCGGGTCGTCGCGGTGACGATCGATGGCGGGCTGGTTACGGCCGTCACTCTCGATACGATCGTTGAGGGCGATGAGACAGATCTGGTCATCGTCGCGGATCGTGCGGGCGCCGTGGTCTCAACGCGGTGTCGTCGCGAGACGGCGCCCGAGGTGGTGGTGGTCGTCTCGCCGTCTGCGGAATTTGCGCCCGAGGTCGGGGATGTGGTGACGGTCGGCACCGTGACCAGCTCGGTCCTAGCCTGCATCATCGATAGCGTGCAACCCGCGGCGGATCTGTCGGCACGGCTCGGGCTGATCGCCTACGCTCCGGCCGTCCATGAGTGGGAGACCCGGCTCCCGTCGTGGGATGCGCAGGCGCTGCCCGTCCGACAGTTGCCGCCGCCGCAGGTGCAGAGCGTCTATTCGGGCGCCCGCGTGCTGTCGGCTGCGGCCGGGGGCAGCATCCTGCTACCGCATGTGGTCGTCACGTGGCACGGCTACACGCAGACGGGGGTCTCGGTGCGGGCGTCAATCCGGCCCACGGGCACGACGCACGCATGGACCGCGGCTGAGGTCATCGCCGCGGATGGCACGTCAATCACGATCGGCGGAGTCGATGAGGGGCTGCAATACGACCTGAGCCTGATGGCCGTGGCCGATGGCTACGTGTCGAGCGCGCCGGCCCTGGTGAGCGCGCATCACGTGGTTGGGCGTCTCGATCCGCCGGACGATCTGACGGGCGTGACCATCGCCCAGATCGGCGGCCAAGTGCTCCTGCAATGGGATCCGCCGTCCGATGTGGACGTGATATTCGGCGGCTGGGTGGAAATCCGGCACACGTCGGACCCGGCAGATGACGCGTGGGGCAACACGACGCGGGTCGGCGCGCTGGTCTCTGGCCATCTGACGTACGCCTACCGGCCGGCACAGCCGGGGCGGTACATGCTGCGGGTGTTTGACAGCGGCGGCCGGCCGTCGCCGGAATGGGCGATTGTCGATAGTGACCAAGCCACGGCCGTGGCCTATGTCTCGATCGGCGAGCTTCGTGAGGACCCGACATTCTCGGGCACGCATGACGGCACGGAGGTCGTTGACGATGCGCTGCAACTGGCGGCCGGCGGTTTTGACGACGTGCCCGATCCCGATAGCGTGAATTGGGATACGGCTGGCGGCGTGCTCGTCAGCTACGGCACGTACTATTTCGCCGCGGCCTTCGACTGGGAGACGCCGCGGCGCGTGCGGCTCACTGCCGAGACTGTGTTCACCCTGGTCAATACCGTCTCGCTCTGGGATAGCCGGCTTGAGCCGATCGACGAGTGGCCGGACATTGACATGGTCGAGGGCGCGCCGGTCTCGGTGCAGGTCTGGTACCGGACCACGGATGACGATCCCGAGGACGATCCCGAGTGGTCGGACTGGCAGCGGGTTGACGCCGCGGAGGTCTATTGCCGGGCCGTGCAGGCCAAAGCCGTTGTAGGTACTGACATTTCAAGCTATAATCTGTTGTTGGCAAAGTTGGCGCTGCTTGCGCACGAGGTGGCCTGACGATGGAGATTGCGCGGCTTGACGACAACGGCCTCCTAATCGCTGTCGAGCCTGTGGCGCCGGATGACTGGGTGACGGATCTTGCGCGGCGGCAGATTGCGCTGCCAGAGGTCAATGACGTGGCGGGCATGGTCGGGCGCTATGCCTGGGATCCCTTCCGCTCCTGTTTTAGGCCTATCTGATGGGCTACGTCGGCGCGCTGGTCAACGAGGCGGGTGCGCAGTTTCGGGCGCATCTCAATGCCGCAAAGCAGGAGCTTGCGAGGCTCTTTGCCAGCTCGACGGCGCCCGATCCGATCTACCCCTATCAATTCTGGTTTGACACGGCGACTTGGCTGATCAAGCACCGCAACGGGCCGTCAACGGCGTGGGCCACTTGCGGGACGTTCTCGTCTGACGGCACCGTCTCGTGGTATTACGGCGGGGTGGCGCTTGGGGCCGGAGCCACGGTCAAGGCGAATTTTGCGGCGGCCACGGCGCCTGGCGTCGGAGACGATAGCGCAGATGGCTACGCGGCGGGGTCAATCTGGCTGAATACCACGGCGGGCACCGCGTACATTTGCCGGAGTGCGGCGCTAGGTGCCGCAGTATGGCTGCCGATCACCACAGCGGCATTTGCGGTCGGCGCCGCTGGCCTTGTGCCGGGGCCAACGTCCGGCGACGTGACGGCCGGCCGGCTGCTTTCCGCAGCCGGCACATGGGTTAATTCCGAATGGGCGGCGCTGCAGACGCTGGCGCCTCCGACTGCGGGTGCCGCGATCGATCTGACGAGCGGGTCGCCCGGCGACTTCCGGCGGCTGCGGGTGCGTGCCGATGGGCTGGCGCTCACGGCGAGCGCGGCGCTCACGCTGCAGCTGAGGGTCGGGGGCTCGTGGAAAACGGGCAGCTCTGACTACGACTGGGCAGGGACCTACGTCACGGACGGCTCGCAGGTGCAGACCGGGGCGACGGCCGGGGCTATACCGCTGAGCTACAGCGCGTGGCCTGCGCTGGGCGAGATCGGCGCCGAAATCACGGTCACGACGCAGGGAACGCGGCCGATAATCAGGGCGCGCGGGGCGTACACGCTGACAGGCGGTCGCGGGCTCTTCGACCTGGACGGGTATTGCAATTTCACCGGCTCGGTTGACGGCGCGCGGTTGACTGCCGGTGCCGGCACGTACACCGCTGCCGGCCGGGTCATCATGGAAGGCGGGCTCACATGACGCAATCGGCGGATCTGGGCGCCGTTCCGAACGCCAACTACGGGATTGCCGTTCGGCAGGGGCTCAATCTGTCGGACGAGGTGCTCGCCAGCATGTCGGCGGGGCCAACGGCGCCCCCAACGACATTCCCCGGCATGCTGTGGCTAGACACCACGGCGCACGCGATCAAGCAACGAGACGAGGCGAATAGCGCGTGGCGCGCGCTGATCGTCTTCGCCACGACGGCGCCGGGTGTCGGTGACGACAGCGCCGACGCGATGATTACCGGCACGATCTGGGCCGATAGCGCCGGCAAAAAGGTCTATGCGTGCAAGGACCCGGCAGCGGGCGCCGCGGTCTGGGTTGAGATCGGCTCGGGCACGGGCGCCACGGCGCTCACGGTCTATGACGAGGCGACTTCTCTCGGCACGACCGCGACGCTCAAATTCGCGGGCGCGGGCGTTACCGCCACGGTTGATGGCTCTGCCGTGGTCGCTACAATCCCCGCGGCGGTTGCGTCGGGCGCCGGCTCGGATACGACCGTGCAATTCAACAGCAGCGGCGCCATCGCCGGTGCTGCGGGGATCAAGGTGAAAAACCCGACGAATGGCGTTGGCAAAAGCAACCACGTGTTGCACGCCAGCACATACACGGGGGACCTGTACACGGCGACGGTCGCGGCCGGCGCGTCATTCTGGGTTGATAGCGCCCATTCCGTGGCGTTCTACCTCTCGCTTCAGGGCAGCTGCACACTCAAGGGCTCGCTTATCGCGGTGGCCAACAACGGCGAGATCGCAACGTCGAAGGTCTACCTGAAGAACACCACGGGTAGCGCTGTTAACGTGACGATTGACCAGACGACCGGGCACTTTACCGAGGTCATCGGCCTGACCAATCCGTTCTCAGTACCGGCAAACAGCACGAAGATTGTATTCCTGACGTGCAGGAAGGACAGTTCAGGCAACGTGGCGAGGGCGATCGAGGGATGATCCCGTTCATGGGCTTCCCCTATGGTGGCATCGCAACGTCGGCACCTGCCGGCGATCTGGAAGCCGTGCTCGCGGGGATGGTCCTGAGCTGGCGAGACGACTTCAATGCCGAGACGCTCAATGCCGGCCGTTGGAACATCCTCGCCGAACCGGGGCAGGGGCAGTCTTCCGCGCTCGGAACTGTGTTGGACTGGCCAGACCACTGGGGCAGCTACACGCACGACCCGGCGCTGGTGACACTCGCCGATGGTGTGCTACGGCTCGGCTGGGGGGTGACGGGTGGCAACTGGCGTGCCGGCGGTATCACGTCTGCCAGTCAATACGGGGCGGCCTCAAGCGCCAAGGCGTCATCGATTTACGGCCTGACGCGCTGCCGGTGTCGCGTCCCGGTCACGGCCGGCAACAGCTTTGGTGCCGTGTGGCAGATGCCGGTCGAGAACGCATACGGTAATTGGCCGGCGTCTGGCGAAATCGACGGCATGGAGTGGACGCAGAGCACTAATTTGGATGCCGGTGACCGCAAGATCGGCTATGCCAACGTCATCCTCAGCGGCGGCAGCAACTCGCGAAATACGAGCGCGTTGTCATCGCCAGCGTTTGACATCCTTGACGGGCAATTTCACGAGTGGGCATGGTGGCGGCGTGAAACTGGCAGCGGCGTCGCAGTCTCGTTCTACGTTGACGACCGGCTATTCGGCGAGGTCGAAATCGCCGGCAGCGCCTCTCTGCCTCTGACCAAGGCATTCTATTTCATCCTCTCTGCGCAGCTCGGTTGGTGGGGGACGGGTCTGCCGCCGGACAGCACACTGGCCAGCCAGCATTTCGAGATCGATTGGATTGAGCAATGGACGGCGACAACGCCTCCGGTTCAGGGATGGAAGCCGACCGCGGCGCCGATCCTGCAGGCGAAGGGGCTGTCCTTGATCTGGCAGGATCGCCTCGGCGAGACGGACGCACCGACCGACGACCGGCAGTTCTTTCAGGCGACCACAGGCAATAGGATTTCTGAAGACCCAGTCACCTCCTCGCTCTACTCCTTCCCTGGCGAGAACAACCGCCGGCTGAGCTTCGTCACCTACGACGGCCGTCCGTGCATTAAGGCTACGT